CCCGCGCTTTTAGTTTTTTCTTTCTTCGGGGTCAGTGAAAAATGGGCAAGAAATCGGCAGCCCCAAAGGGGGCAACGGGGGCCGTTCGCAATCGTATCCGCGAGCTGCGGCAGGTGCGTGCAGCGGATCTGGTCGCAAACCCGCTGAACTGGCGGGAGCATGGCGAGCAGCAGAAGGCAGCCATGAGCGGCATCTTGGCAGAGGTGGGCATCGTTGACGCCCTGCTGGTCACTGACAACGGCGACGGGACATTTGCCATTGTTGACGGTCACATGCGGGCCGGACTGCTGCCGGACGCTGAACTGCCCTGCCTTGTGCTGGATCTGACACCAGAGGAAGCCACAAAAGTCCTGCTGACCTTCGACCCGATTGCTGCGATGGCGGAATCGTCGGCGGCGAATCTGGACGCCCTGCTGCGGCAGGTGGAGTTTGGTGAGGCGGCGTTGCAGGAGTTGGTGTCGAAGTTGGCAGACGGGGCCGGGATGTTTGACGTGGACAGCATCGATGCGCCGGAACTGGCGGACGGCGACCGGCAACCGTTCCGGCAAATGACGTTCACCGTCCATGACAGCCAGTTCGAGGACATTGAGGCGGCACTGGCAAAGGCAAAGGGGCAGGGCGGCGGAGTGTCGGAGGTCAACGAAAACAACAACGGCAACGCTCTTGCGTGGATCGTCGGGAGGTTTCTCAATGGGTGATGCAAAGCGGCTGATCGTCAAACCCATTGCGGCAGCGGACGCAAACCGGATCATTCAGGCCCTGCATTACAGCGGCAAGGTGGTGCAAAATTCCCAGTTACATCTCGGCGTGTTTCTTGATGGCAGGTGCGGCGGCGCAATGCAGTTCGGGCCGTCGCTCGACAAGCGGAAGATTCAGGGGTTAGTGTCTGGTACGTTGTGGAATGGATTCATTGAACTCAACCGCATGGCGTTTGCGGACTGGCTGCCTCGCAACGGGGAAAGCCGCTGCATCGGCTACGCGATGCGATGGATGCGGCAGCAGTATCCTCACATAAAGTGGGTGGTGTCATTCAGCGACGGCACGCAATGCGGCGACGGGACAATTTACAGGGCGAGCGGGTTTGTGCTGACGGGGATAGTCGAATCAACAAACCTTATCAGGCGCGGCGACGGTGCCGTAATCCACAAGATGACACTTGAAAGCAACCCAACCTCGTCTCGACCCGAGTTAGGCGGCAAGTCGTATTATGACATTACCGGCGGCAGGTATAATTTAGCAGCGTATTGCCGGGCAACTAATGGGGTAACGATTCCTGGTTTTCAGCTCCGCTACATCTACTTCATCGAGACAACAGCCCGCGAGCGGCTGACGGTGCCAATCCTGCCATTCTCAGAGATTGCCCGCCGTGGGGCGGGCATGTATAAAGGCAAACCCCGCGAGGCTACCGAATGAACGGCTGCAGGTCATTGCGTCCGCTGACGGTCACGCAGGAAACCCGATACTTGCCGGGTTTCTTGGCGGCTGCCATTGCAGTGGCTTCGCTGGCGTATGCGACTTTGCCGTCGCGAAACGTCAGCGAGATCGGGCAGAATGTGGCAAGCTTGAAATACGGGGCGGCGGTGCGTTCGTTTTGCGTTTGCATTGCGTGCGGTCCTGTGGTTATGATGAGTGAAACAAAATGCGTCCGAGGTGTTGTCAGTGGCACGGCAGGCTACCAGCCTGCAGGGGGCGGTGCGAAACCGACCCGGACGCTCCATTCTTTGCCGTTACCCAATCACGCCCCACGCTCGCTTAGTGCCGTAGCCGAGCTGTGTTCCTTCGACAAGGTACACCACGTTTTCGTCGTCAACATCGCCATCGTCATCTGGGTCATCCTCGTCCGCTTCGCCGTTAATCTCCTCGCCCGAGCAAATGCCGGCCAGCGTATACTCAAAGGGCCAGTTCTGCTGAGTCATCAATCGCACTTCAGCACTGCCGCCCATTTCGTCGCGGTATTGTTCAAGGCGTTCAATCAAATCGTCAATCGTCATGTTTGTCGACTCCGAGTCAAGAAAGAAAGCACCGCCCGCACTCGCGAGCGGTGTCGTGTTACGTCACAGGCTCAGGTACATTCCGGTCAGCCGTTCAATAACCCGGTGCAGGCTGTCAACGTACACGCCGCACATGCTGCCCCACGTCGTAGACTTCAGCCCGCGAACGCAACTAACCTCAACCGTGTAGGTGTCGTTGGCGTCAAGAATCACTGTGCAGCGATTGACCTTCTGCCCGCCGTATCTGGCACCACTGCCGAGGTGAATCACCAGCCGGTCACGGTGGCAAACGATTGTTTTTACGCCGAGCATCATGAAAGCCCGGTTGCCAATCTGCTGGCGGATGGTCTCGGCGATTGTGTAATCAGTTGCGTTTGTCATGTTTACCAACTCCCAGTCAGGTGTTTCGTTCGCAGCCACCGTTGCGGCTGGCGTGTGATGAATATATCGGCAGAATGCCGAAGAGTCCACAGCAATCTCCCGACAATTCGGCAAAATGCCGAAAATATTTCCAGACGGGCCGGAGGGCTGCAAAATGCCTGAGATTTTGGAGCGGTCAGATGTGCGAATGCTGGAGCAGGCAATCCGCCACCGCTGGCAATTGCCAGAGCAGTTGTACGTGGCACTGCCGGCGCAAATGATGCGGCTGCTGGCACATGGCACGCCACGCGAGCAGATTGCAGCGGCAAGGGTGCTGGCGATGATTGACGCGGCAAACAATGCACCGACGGTGCGGCAGGCCCCGGTGGTCAACGTGGGGGTACAGGTTAATGGGAATCCTGACAGCGGAAGAACTCTCGCGAGTACGATCGTACAGCGACTCCGAGCTGGAAGCGTTCCTGCTGTCAATTCCTGACGATCTGCTGGACGCAGTAGCGGCAGAGATCGACGGAATAACAGCAGGGCTGGTAGGCGGCAACTACATTGACGAACGCAGTCGGCGGGCGAGCGAGCGAGTCAACGCAAAGACAGCGGCAGCACAAGAGGTCGGGCCACTGCCGGAAATCATCAGTCACCAACGCCGCGAACGCTGCAAAACGGATCTGCGGCAGTTCTGCCTGACGTATTTTGCGGCGACGTTTTATTTGGATTTGGCACCGTATCAGGTGGCAATGCTGGAGCGTTTCCAGTCGGTGATTCTGCAGGGCGGCAAGGAATGTCACGCGGTCAGGCGAGGCGGGTTGAAATCGACCTGCGCCCGAGCGGCTGCGATATGGGCTGCGGTCTACGGGCACCGGCGTTACGTGGTGCTCGTTGGTGCGACTGACGACAAGGCGAACGAACACCGCGAAAACTTTTTCCGGCTGATGGCCGCATCGGATTTGCTGCTGGACGACTTCCCGGAGTTGGCACCACTGCTGCAGAAGTGGCGACAACCGAAGCGGCAATTCAGGCTCAATGGAAAGCTGCTGCAGTTGCATCCGAAGGACGAACGGGGCAGGATTGTATTTCCTGACATTCCCGGAGCAGCCTGTTATCAAGTGCACGTCAGCCCGTATTCTCTCAACGCCACCGACGTTTCCGGGCTGTCATACGTTGATGATGAAGGCGTGAGCGTGCGACCGGATCTGCTGATTTTTGACGACGTGCAGACACCGCAATCTGCACAATCACCGCTGCAGACGGACGAGCGGGAAGAGGCAATCACGAAAACATTCCTCGGGCTGGCGGGTCTTGGCCAGAAAATTGCCGCAATTATGGTCTGCACAGTCAGGCAGCATCAGGATCTGAGCGAGCGTTTCTTGGACCGTAAACGGCACGCAGACTGGTTTGGAAAGGCCTACAAGTCTGTTCTGTCATTCCCCGAGCGGTCAGACTTGTGGAATTTGTACGCGGGCAAACTGGGGCAGGGTGCGACGCCGGAAGACGGCAAGCGGATGGCGCAGGAATTCTATCAGCAGAACAAAGCTGACATGGACGCCGGCGGGCGGGTGGCATGGGAGTTGGACAAGCTGCCGGACGAGGTGACAGCCCTGCAATCCATGATGACGATCCGGGCACTGGACCCGGAATTCTTCCGCCGTGAGATTCAGCAGGAGGGCGTGCCACCGGTTAACAACAGCGGGATCAAGTTGGAGTCAGCAGCGATTCTTTCAAGGCTGTCACGGGTCAGCCGTGGGCAGATACCAGACGCGGCAACACATCTCACGGCATTCATCGACAGTTCCGATCAGGTGCTGTGGTGGATGGTGTGCGGGTGGTCTGGCGACTTCAGCGGCTGGATCGTGGACTACGGCACATGGCCGGATCAGGGCCGAGCGGTGTTTTACAAAAACGATTTGTCGAGGAAGATTTCACAGGAGCTTCCAGGGGCGGCATGGGAAGAGGCGTTTGCCTACGCGCACCAGCGACTTGAGGCAGAATTGATACAGCGTTTCCCGACACTGGATTTGATCTTGAAAGACTGGAGCGACGGGCAGCAGAAGCCACGAATTGAATCGCAAGTGGCATCATCATTAAATCGCAGCCGGATCAGGCCGAGTAAGGGCTTCGGACCGAAGCCTGGACGCAAGCCGGTGCATCTGTGGGGCGACCAGCACAGGGACCGGCAGCGCGGGGCGTACTGGCTGGAGAAGCGAAGCGAGGGACTGCCAAACGTGCAATATGACGTGAACATCTGGAAATCGCACGCAGCACGGCGACTACTGACAACACCGGGGGCACCATCCGCTGTGCTGCTGCCGGGCGACGACGAAACGGCAAACCGGATACTTGCCGAGCATTTCACCAGTGAACAGCCGAAGGCCATCAGTTACGATGGAGCCAGTGGCATTGCATGGGAACTGCTGGTCGGGCGTGACAATGACTGGTGGGACTGTTTTGTAGGCTGCAACGTGGCAGCATCAATTTGCGGAGTGGGGGTGGCAAATGAAAAACCTGCAAGCAAGCCTCGGCGGACCTTCGCCCTGCCTGGGGGTGTCCGTGGCTGACAGGATGTTTCAACTTCCGGGCGGTCATGGTCTGCCGTGTCAGCACTGCGGGGCACCGCTGACGCGAGTCAATCACACGCGGACGACGCAGGGTTTCATTCTTCGCGAGCGACACTGCGAAGCCTGCAACAAGATTAACACTACGTCAGAGCGAATCGTTGCAGTCCGAGACCGCAAACGCAAATTTTCCGACCCGTGCGGCGAGTAGTTGGCACTAATGCCAAACGCAAATTGCGTTTGCGTGGTCATGCTCGCAATATGCCAGCATGACCGAACCCGCCGACATTGTGGATGCAGCAGCAGAGAAGCCCGCTAACGTCTCAAACGATGGCGTGAGCGTCTCTCAGCGCAGTTTGTCTGAGCTGATGGAGTTTGAAAAGCACGTTGCAAATCGCAAAGCGGCAGCATCACCGGCGGCATTCCTTCGCGGTGCCACACTGAAAATCGTACCACCTGGGGGCCACTAAATGAGCCGCAGGGGACGATACCGTAAAGCATCGACACCAGCCCGGCAGCCGATGGTGCGGGCAAAATTCGACCTTGCGCAGACGACCAGCGAAAACCGCAGGCACTGGACAAACGCAGACGGATTGGCAGCACGTGCGGCAATCAGTCCGGCGGTCAGGCGAGTGGTCAGAATCCGCAGTCGGTACGAGGCCGAAAATAATAGTTGGTATGCTGGGATCTTGCGGACAGCATCGAATCACATCGTCGGGGCCACAGGACCGCGTTTGCAGGTCTTGACCGGGGACAATGAAGGCAACCGCAGGCTGGAGGCCGCATGGCGTCAATGGGCCAGCAAGATTGATCTGGCAGACATCCTGCGAACGTGCGTGGAAGCGTACTGGCGAGACGGGGAAGTCTTCATCATGCGAGGCAGCAACCGGCGGTTTCCGCTGGGGCTGGATCTGCTGGTGTTGGAGTCTGACCAGATTGCGACGCCGTGGCAGCAGTCACAACTTGTCGATCCGTACGTCGATGACGGCATCCGGTTTGACCGCGCAACAAACGAGATCGAGTTCTACGTTTACGATCACCATCCCGGACTGAACACGCCGGTGAGCACACTACGCGGCGACTGGTACGCGGGGCGGGAAGTGTGTCACTTATTCAGAGCCGAGCGACCGGGCCAGACGCGAGGCATTCCGCGAGCGACGCCGGCACTGCAGACGTTGCCGATTATGCGACGGCAGGAATTGGCAACGCTGTATTCTGCTGAGACGGCGGCGAATTTTGCCATGTTCCTGAAGAGCAACAGTCCTGGCATTGATCCGGCAGACAGTCCGGCAGACTTCGCGGAAATCGAGATCACGCGAAACATGCTGACGACCCTGCCGGCAGGCTGGGAAATCGGGCAGGTCGAGCCGAAGCAGCCGGGGCCGCTGTATGAGATGTTTCAACGGCAGGCCCTGATGAGCTTTTGCCGCTGCACAAACATGCCGTACACGCTGGCGGCAGGCACTGGGAAGGACGCAAACTTTTCCAGCTTCAAGGGCGACATGACGAACGTATGGGCACCCGAAGTAATGGTGGAGCAGAACCGCATTCAGCACAGTATTGTTGAGCGGCTGTGGCAGTGGTTTTTGGAGTCCGCCGTGTTCGTGCCGAATCTGCTGTCAGGATTGCCGGCAATCGCGGACATTGAACACAAGTGGCATTGGGCACCGCTGCCGGAACTCGATCAGGTGGAGGCGGCACAAGCAGCGGAAATCCGCTTGGCGTCTGGTCTGTCAACGCCGACCGAAGAACACGCACGACGCGGCAAAGACTGGGACATCGAATCGGCCCGAGCCGCTGCTGATTTTGGCGTGAGTCCCGAGCAGTACCGGCAGGCGGTTTTTGCAAAGACGTTTGAGGCACAAGAGCAGACAACGGCTGGCCCTACTGAATCCGTCGTGACAACAAGCACGACGGCAGTTGCTGATACCGCCATGAATGGTGCGCAGGTTACATCGATTGTCGAGATCATCGCGCAGGTTGCACAGCGTGTCATCCCAGTGCAGACAGCGAAGGCGTTGATTCGAGCGGCGTTTCCAGCGGTGCGTCCGGATCTGGTCAATGAGATGCTGGCAGCATTTGCGGCAGTTGTTCCGGCAACTGTTGCACCGGCAACAGAACAGGCACCCGCCGCTGCTGCTGGCGAGTATATGGAGATCGGTCAGCGAGCATTTAATAACAACCAAAAACGCATCCGCAAAACGCTGGAGCAGTTGGCAGTTGGCGAGATTTCGCAGGTGATGGCCGACCAGACGTTGCAGTCAATCGGGTTGGGGCCGGAGCGTGTAGCGGCACTGATTGATGACGTATTGGATGACGGCGAAATTGACGGCGAGCCAGTGGCAGCGACTGCAACGGCAACGCTGGAGGCAGCCGGCAAATATGACGGCATTGACTTCAGCCCGCCTGCAGGAGTCCGCAGTGAGGCAAAGAAAGGTCTTGACTGGCGCAGCGAACACGGACGCGGTGGCACGGCGATTGGCATTGCCAGGGCCAGAGACTTGAGCAATGGCAAGGCCGTCAGTCCTGAGACGATTGGCAGGATGGTCAGTTACTTCAGCCGGCACGAAGTAGACAAAAAGGGCGAAGGGTTTACGCCGGGCGAAGATGGATTTCCGAGCAACGGACGAATCGCGTGGGCACTGTGGGGCGGTGACGCTGGCAAGGCATGGGCGGGAAAAGTCTTGCGTCAAATGCGGTCGAGGGATGCACAATGAAAACACGGCTTCATATTTCCGCAGCGGACGGCACGAAGCCGCGACGTTTCAAGATTGAGGCATACAACGGTGGACTGCTGCCGGTCGATGGTTTTGAGCATCCTGTTGTTGTTGATCTGCAGGGGCTGGAGACGCCAAACAACGTCCCAATTCTGATCGATCACCGCAAAGAGGTCGAAGCCACACTCGGCATAACTGATGCGATTGAAAATACAGGGTCCGCTCTAATGCTTGGCGGATTGATTACAGGCGTTTCCGAGCTGGTTCAGACAGTGCTTGCACAAGACGCAAAGGGGCAGAACTGGCAGGCGTCAATCGGTGCAAGGGTACTGGAATCAACGGACGTGCCAGAGGGTCAAGTTGTCAGTGTGAACGGCCAGCAAATCGCAGGGCCGTTTGTGTTGGCAACTCGAAGTGTGTTGAAAGAAACGTCGATACTGCCGCTTGGTGCGGACTCAAGCACGACGGTCAACTTGGCTGCATCTGCAGCCGCAGTCTCGAAAGGTGAAAAAATGAATTTTGAGGATTACGTTAAGAGTCTAGGAATGGATGCAGCGTCGCTGACTCCAGAACAGCAGGCAGCGTTGCAAGACGCATACAAGGCAAAGATGGCAGTGTCTGCAGTTGACATGCCAGTCGAGAAAAAGCCCGAGCCGATGGCTGCTGCTCCTGCGGTTCCAGCAACGGCAGCCGCTGCAGCATCAGTCGATCTCATGGCCAGCCTGCGGAAGGAAATGGCTGCCGAACATCGGCGCGCATCTGCAATCAACGCAGCTGCTGGCGGGTTTCACGACATCGCAGCCACTGCAATTGAGCAGGGCTGGAGTGTTGAGAAAACCGAACTCGAAGCTTTGAAGCGACAGAACGCGCAGCAGCGCACTCGCCCGACCTCGTTTTCTGCTGCACAGGGCAACGGGGATCAGACTCGCATTCTGCAGGCAGCCTTGAGCGTTGCACGCGGTCACAATGTTGAGAAGAGTTACTCGGACGCTGAACTGCAGGCAGCACAGACGCAGTACCGTGGCCGAGTTGGTTTGCAGCAGGTGATTATTCAGGCTGCAGCCGCAAACGGAATGCCGATTTACGCAGGCGCAAAACTGCATGACGGCAACCTGCGCGAAGCCCTGCAGTACGCAATGGGTGCGAACATTCAGGCCGCATTCAGCACCGTCAGTTTGCCCGGTATCTTTTCTAATCTTGCCAACAAAGAATTGCTGGCAGGGTTTGAGGAAGAGGACAACAACTGGAACGAAATCAGCGACGTGAAGAGCGTGGCGGATTTCAAGACTCATACCAGTTATCGTCTGCTCGACGATATGGAGTACGAGGAACTTGGACCCGGTGGACTGATCAAGCATGGCAAGATTGGCGAAGAGTCGTTCACGCGCAGCGTGGATACCTACGCAAAGATGTTTAGCCTGACACGGCGGGACATCATCAACGACGACCTCGGAGCGTTTGACGACCTCCGGACGCGAATTGGACGCGGGGCAGCCCGTCGCCTGAATCGATTGGTCTGGACGACGTTTCTCGCCAATCACACGACGTTCTGGACGACCGCCAGAACCAACTACATCGAAGGTGCGACGACGAATCTCGGCACTGATGGCGTTGGCCTGAGTCTAGGCGTAAAGGCATTCCGTCAGCGCAAGTCGCCACTGATGGCAGGTGCTGAGGCATCGTCGCAGATGACGCTGGGCGGGCGTGCAACGAAGCTGCTGGTTCCGCCGGAACTGGAGAGCGTTGCAGAAGCCTTGTACGTTGCCCGCAACCTGAACGCAGTGAAGGCCAGCGACGCCAACATCCACGCCAACAAGTACCGCGTTGTTGTGGCTTCTGAGCTGTCTGATTCAGCCTACGGCGGCGGCTACAGTGCAACGGCATGGTATTTGTTTGGTGAAACGCTGAATCCAGTCGTGACCAGCTTCCTGAACGGTCAGCGTTCGCCGACCGTGGAATCTGCCGACGCAGATTTCAACGAGCTCGGCATTCAGTTCCGAGGCTACCATGACTTCGGCTGTTCGCAGTCCGAATACCTGGCAGGCGTCAAGTCAAAGGGTGCTGCCTGATAGGCGGCTAAGTGAATCCCGGCGGTATGGACTGCCGGGTCTGTTTTGATACACAAACTCCAAAGGAGAAGAGAATATGGCTCAAACGCCAGCAACGACGGTCAGTGGATCTGGTGCGATTGACTACACGCCGGGATCTGCTGTGACTGCAGGAAATGTTGTAGTGCTTGGTAGCATCGTTGCAGTGTCAGTGACGGACATCGCTGCAAACGAAAAGGGATCACTGGCAATCAGCGGTCTTTTTCGCGTCCCAAAAATCACGGGAGCAATCACGGTCGGCAGTAAAATTTACTGGGATCCGGCTGGAACTCCGGTGACTGGTGACGCTGCCAGCGGGGCTGCAACAACAACTGCAGGCGCGCTGAAGGTCATGGGTTACGCGACAGCAGCAGCGGCATCTGGCGACAGCTATGTGATTGTCGATTTGCAGCGAGCTTGATTGTGAGCGGGTTTGATGATGCTGTGTCTGATGTTGTTGCCGATTTGCTGACATTTGCCGGCGAGTCTGTGACATACATGCGCGGCAATCAATCTGCATCACTGACAATGCGACGGAGCACGCAAGCTCCGCAGTATATCGACAATGGCAACGGCAGCATTCAGGAAGTCAGGCCGGTGGATTTCATCGGCCTGACTTCTGATCTGCCCTATGCTATTCCAGAGGCTGGCGACCGCATACATGCAGCCGGCAGACGGTTTGAGGTTTGTCCAACAACTGGCGAAAAAGTGTTCAGGCAGATCACGCAAACAATGATCCGAATCCACACGAAGGAAGTCTAAAATCGTGCCAACGCTTTCCCCAAGCACTGAAGCCTGCGAGGCAATTCGCGACTGGATCAACTCCGGCACGGATTACGTGCTGGAAGTGCGGGCAGAGGTTCATGAGGAAGTCACGGACGACCTGAAGGATTTGCGGCAGTTGCGCGTTGACGTGGTGCAGGAGACTGAAGAGCAGTTGCAGGAGACGATTGATCTGCAAGACAACACTAGCCATCAGATTCGAATTCACATAAGGTACAAACTGCAGACGACAACGCAGGACGAGATTGAACAACTGAAGCTGCTGCGGCGGCAGATTGCATTGCGGCTGCTGAACCATGCATCGACGGATTTGCGGGTCCGTATATTTGAGGTGGACACGGGGCAGGCATCAATTGTCGAGCGTGATCAACTGCATCAAGACCGGAGCTTCATTGCGTCGGTTGCGGTGCGAGCGGAGGTGAAACCGTGAGAGCATCCGTGACTCTGGGCGGTGTGGAGATTATGGTCAAAGAGTTGCTGAATTTGAACACGCAAGCAGGCCGGCAATTGGCGCGGATTGCGCTGAAAGCTGGACTGAATGTTATTGGCAAACAGATGCAGAAGGATCTGGACCCGAAGGTCAAAGAGGCTGCAAAGTCGGTTGGCAGTCGTGTCACGATTTACCGTCAGAACGTGACACGAGCAAAGGTGGGTTTCAACGTCGGCAAGAACGCTCGCAAGCTGTCATTCAGACGACAGCGAACGAGCAAAGGCGGCGTCGGAATTGGTCCGGCAAACATTCACTGGTACATCGCAGGGACTGCCGGACGGTTTCGATATGGCAATCAGGGCACAACAACGGACACGGGAAAGCCGCTGAGTCTACGGCAGAGGCGTGCGTTTGCGTCGAAGACTTCAGCGGTCACAACACGGTCAACAGGTACAATGCCAGCACAGCAGCCGGGTCTGGCTGCCGATGCAGCGAGGAAATCACTGAGTCAGGTTAAGGCTGTGATGGCCAGAGCGGGCAAAAGTTATTTGGCGGCAAGAGCCAAAAAGGCAAAAGCAAAAGCAGCGAAGGCACGGGTCATGGCTGCACAAACACGAGTGTCACGAGCAACCGGAAAGGGTTGATACAATGCCAAACAAAGTACCCAGCAAAGGCACCGCACTGTTGATGGAAATCAGCAGCGTTTACACGGCGTTCCCGCAGATCACATCACTGAGTGTGGCCGGCGAAAAAGCCGAGACGGTGGACACCACAACTCTTGACGGTGGGGCTGCAAAGACCAAGGCACACACCGGCTATGTCGAGAATGCCAGCATCAGCGGCGAGTGCCTTTACGATCCCGATGACACGGTTCACATCGCGTTTATCGGCAAGGTGCGAACGCCGGCAGTGAACAACTTCAAAGTCACCTATGCGGACGCAACGCCGACCAGCGAGATCTATGCGGGCGTCGGCTTCGGCTTCGACAAGTCTGCATCGCCTGCAGACATGCTGCGAGGCTCGTTTACAATTGAGACAACCGGGGCTGTGACCTGATGAAAGCGCGTTTGCATCTGGATCAGTTCTGCGATATCTCAAAAGTAACGCCGGAGCTGCAACCGTTGGTGTCGTGGGTGCCCGGTCTCGACAGAGACCGGAAGCCCACGCAAGTGGCAGTCTACAAAGCCGGCACAATCTTTGATGGTGCAATCGCGTTGCAGTTGTGCAAGACCGGGCAGGCGGCACCTGCGGACGATGAAGCAGCACTGGCCCTGGGGTGGTCTGAGCAGCAGGTCGAAAGTCAGCGCGTTGAATATCAGATGAACGCAATGGGCATCAACAACAAAGGCGACCGGGATTTGTTTCGGGCTGGTGTGATTGTCGGGTATCATGCCGATGGTCAGTACAAGCCGGGGCCAAACTGGGAAGCCTATCACCAGGCAATCATGGAAAAGGAGGACGCTGAGATATGAGTATTTTTCAGAGACTCAAACGCCGGGCAGCGTTTGCAGTTGGGGATACTGAGCTTTTCATTCGTGAACTGACGTTCCGGCAGTTGGATCTGGTGAAGGCACTGGACAACGGCGACTTGCAGACGTGGCTGACGCTGGCGTTTTGTTTGGTCAATGAAAACGGTGAGCCAGCGTATTCACTGCAGGACGGCGAAACGCCGACGACGTTTGCTGAGCGAGTGAAGGCAGACGGGTCTGATTTCGTCACGGCTGGCATTCTTAATGAGATCATGCAGGCAATGACGAAACTGAGCACGCCGGCAAATCAGGAGCAGTTAGCAAAAAAGTAGGCGGAGATTTCGAGGCACACTTTGCAGCAGAGTTTGCGCGGAGTCTCGGGCGGTTTGACTGGTGGAATGTCAGAGCGGAACACACGCCGTTTCAGTGGCAGGCACAGGTTGCGCTGTACTCGTCACAACCGTGGGGAGAACGGCGGGCGGATCTGCGAGCGGCAATTGGGACGGCAAATCTTCTCGCGGCACAAATGACGGCAGAGAACGCAACACCAGAATGGTTTTCAGAGACAGTGCAGGCCCTGACGAACTATCTGCGACAAAACGAAGATGAGCCGGATCACGAGGCACTGGCAAAGATAAGGCGGACAAATGGCTAGTCTCGGAGATTTAGTTGTCAACCTTGTAGCTAATTCGTCAGGACTAGCGGCTGGACTGAAAAAAGCGTCCACATCGTTGAATATGTTCGGCGCGGCCGTTACGGCAATGGCTGGGGCATCAATTATGCAATTCGTTCGCGTTGCCGATGGTTTTAATGACATGGCACAGCGAACAGGTATGAGCGTCGAAGCCCTCAGCAGTTTGGCGCATGTAGCAAAACTGTCAGACACCAACCTTGAGGCGTTGCAGGGATCGTTTTTGAAACTCGCAAGATTTATGGGCGAGGTTCGTGAGGGGTCAAGCAGTGCTGCTCAGGCATTGTCCGCAATCGGATTGAGCGCAACTCAAATGTTGCAAGCTACGCCCGATCAGCAATTCAAATTAATTGCAGACGCAATAAAAGAATTGCCGGACGCTTCACGACAAGCGGCTGCTGCAATGTCAATTTTTGGCAAGTCGGCTGGCGAAATCGTTCCAACGCTTCGGCTTGGCGGTGATGGAATTTCTAGGTTACAGCAGGAAGCAGCAAACCTTGGGCTGGTCATTTCCGGGCAGACGGCAGAGTCAGCGGCAGAAGCCGCAGATGCTATTGATATATTGATCGAGACAATAAACGCGGCAGCGGTTGCGTTTGGTGCAAACTTTGCCGAGCCGTTGACAATCGCGGCAGCAATGTTGGCAAGAATTGTTAGAGAAAATAAAGCAATGATTGGCACTATGGCTGCTGTGGTAGTCGCATTCTACGCCGTCGCAAAAGCAGTTCAGGTGGTGACGATTGCTGAGACCGCATTGAGCAAAGCAAAGGCAATCAGGCAGTCGTTGGAAGGGCCAAAGGGCTGGGCAGTTCTTTTCGCAAGTGCAACATTGGCGGCGGGTGCCGTTGCGATGCTGACAAATGCTTATGCGGAAAGCAACGCAGAACTGCAGAAGAATCTGGATCTACGGGATCAGGCAAAAGGCGGGGCGGTGGGTGCAGCAGGTGAAGTTGTTGCAGCCACGCCAACAGCGAATGTACAAAATCCAACGTCAATTGAAGCTAGGTTGGAAAGGTTAACGCAGTTTCAGCAACGTGCATTTGATGTTTTTAATAGCACTGCAGAAGGGCAAATGGCTGCGTTACATCGGTCACTAAATGAGACTGAAAAGGATTTCGTGGCGTTGCAGCGAGCCGGAAAAGCCGCGATGGGTCCAGAGCAGTTTAGGCAGTATCGACAAGCGGCAATTGATGCGTTTACAGGTATCAGCGAGAAAACGCAAGAATTGAAGAATGAGTTGGCAATTTTGCGAGGTGAAACAACTGCACAGGAACAGGAGTTTGCACGCATGGTCGCAGCGGGTGCAGACAAAACGCAAATACAGATGTTGCGAGACATGCAAGCCGAGCGCGACAAATTGATTGAACAACAAAAGGCTCAGGAGTATTGGGAAAAAAGGAATGCAGAAGCAACAGCGGAAACTGAGGCGGCATTGATAGCGTCAGCAGAAGCGGCAAAAGCAGAAGCGGCTGCGATTGTGGATTCTTTGAAAACGCCCGAGCAAAAGTTGCAAGAACAAATAGACAGAATCAATCAACTGGAACTACAGGGACTACTGACAGCCGAGCAAAGCAAGGCAGCGCAGGCAAAGGCAACTGCTGAGGGCAAGGCGGGTCGCGGTGCGATTTTGCAGGAGCCGCGTTTTGCAACCGCTGCAATGCGAGGATCTGGCGAGGCATTCAGCACAATCCTGCGCAGCATGGGCCGCAAAGATCCGGTGGTTGCTGCGACCGAAAAGCAGACGAAGGAAATGGTGGCCGCAATCAAACAGAACAAGCCGGAATTCGTCGTGGCGGAGGGTGCGTGAATGGCAGTCAATTACAAAGGGCCGAGAACTGAGGGCGAGACCGCAACGAACGAACTCGGCGTGCGGAAATACACGCGGCAGTTCTTGATGGAAGCAACAGCTGAAGAAGGCCCGTATGTTGTCGGCAGTCATGCATCATTGCCGAAAATCGGATCGTTGCACTATGAAGACCCGTATGCGTGGTGTCGTTCTCTGACGGTTGCGCGGCTGGGGTCAACGGACAAAATAAACTATGTTGTGACAGCCAACTATGACAGCAGTTTTGAGTTGACAGAAAACCCGCTGTTGCAGCCTGCACAGATCAGTTGGGACGGTGAGAACTTTGAGGAAGTGGCAATCTTTGACAGAGACGGGGACGCTGTTCTGAACTCTGCTGGAGATCCGTTCGAAGGTTTGTTTCGCGAGCGAACACGGCGCATCATTACGATTGTCAAAAACGTAGCGGCAGTTCCAGATTGGATTATCACCAGCGAAGACGCGGTAAACAGCCTGGCGTTTGTCGTCGATGGGTTTACCGTGCCGATTGGCAAGGCAAAGTTGTCAGCCCCTAAGCTTGGCCCTTGGGAGTTTCGCAACGCAACGCAGTTTCGGCAAATGACAATGGCAATGAAGTTAAACAGAGACGGCTGGGCAGCGCAGCCACTGGATGCAGGGTTTCGAAAAAAAGTCGGCACTGCGAGGCAGATTATTACAAACGACGACGGCACGTTGCCAGCATCGCCAGTGTGCCTGAATGGGTCCGGCGCAGTGCTTGCGAATCCATCACCGATCAATGCGGTGTTTGGGTCTTTCAATTTGTATCCTGCTTATGATTTCAATCTACTCCCACTAAGCTAAGGCCGATACATGGCAAACGAAATCACAATCACGCTGGAAATGTCACGTCGTCATGCGAGCAACACGGCGGACACACATGTGTTTCCGGCATTGCGCAAGCAGTTTGACCAAAGCGGCACGGGACAGGATGACCGGAAGCACAACATTGGCACAACCGAAGAGTCCATCACGTTTACGGATATGACCACGAACGGTTTCGTGTTGATGCAGAATCTGGACACAACTAACTATGTTCAGTGGGGATTTGCGGCTGGCGTATACGGTGGCCGACTAAAGGCCGGAGAGACCGCAGGCCCGTGGCGATTGGAGCCAGGGGCGACGCTGTACCTGAAGGCAAACACGGCGGCGTGTCGGGTGCGAATTATTCACTACGAGAACTAAAATGCCCGAACCGCCTGGATATTTGATCGGTGCGAAACTGCTGCAGCAAATTCAGCAGACTGTGCGGCATTATGCCAACATGTACGGCGGAGGCGAAGGCAGCAGACCGAGGCAGCAAGGGCAATCGCGACGGCAGGCCGTTCTGCAAGAAGATTTGCTGGCAGCAGTGGACAGCTTTACCGACCCGAGCACGGCATTGGCGGAAATCATCCGACGCAAGGCCAACGGGGATCTGGAGTTGTCCGGCGAGGTGGTGACGGTGGTCAATCGATTTGAAAACATCAGCATTGATGAGGGCACATATATTAAGATCGAATGGATAGACGGCGAATGGCAGCCATATGCAGCAGACTGCGGGCCACAGTC